CGTATTGGATACGTGACTTAGCAGAAACCCTAAAAACCGACCAACCTCAAAAAGTCGTTATTACAGACTGGCGCTACCCCGCCGAACTGGCACATTTACAAGCCGTTTTTCCCACGGCTCAAATAACTACGGTGCGCATTAGTCGCGCTTGCATCACACCTTCCAATGACCCGTCTGAACACGAAATTGACGCCATCCCTACCGATTACACATTAAAAAATGATACTACCCCAGAAGACTTGGCTGCAGCCCTTTTACAGATACCCCATATAACGCGCGCGCCACACGTAGGGCTCCAGTGAATACTTGTCTGCAACACAGGTATAGACTTTTTCCAGCCGCTCAAGGCATGTATTGGCATACATCATTAGGTGCACAATCTGTTCGTAGGCCTTACGGGAATCCTCAAGACTCAACTCATCCTGCTGTCCACGGGTTCCAATAAGATTGTTAAGCACATCGCCCCCAGCCGTATACACCATATCGTAAATATGGAATTTGGCCAGATTCTTACGATATGCCTTGTCCCGCCGCTGCAGTTGAACCTTAAACTCCTCTGCGCCCAACTCCTTCGCCATAAACATCACACGTAAGTCGTGGTTATCATCCGCCACCGGTGCTACAAGACGCCGAAGGTGCCCCAACTTCTCATGCTGTTGCGTTAGGGCATATATATAGTGCTCCAAATCCGGCTGCTCCGCCAAGGGATTTCGCCCCTCTGACGGTGGTTCAATGGGCGCCACCACATTCCAGGTCCGAACTTGCCCTGGAAAGCGCTGCATCCAAATCCACATGTCCCAGCCCTCTGATAGGCGCCGCATTGCAAGGCGCTTCGACGGGTACCACTGCTGCAGAAGAAGCTGTAGTGTTGGAAATCCGCGGCATCCGCCGCCACCTACGTCCCCTGGCGCGCGCCCCAAACCGCCATTTGCCCGCATATAGGCATAGTAGTGAGGATTGTGTGTGTGCCCCGTTTCCACCTGCCCTGTGCGCCAAGAAAAGGTTGTCTTACACTGCGTGCACCACATCTGGTCGCAGCCGTCAATCTTGGAAATAACAGCAGCGCATGTGGGACATGGCCGCGCCTCCGCCTTTAGAGCCTTGACGGAGGCGACGCTATCAGGATTACACGTATGTGCCCCAGCACCAAGTAGTTCATGGCACGCCTTACACGTGGTAGCGCTGCACATGCCACACTTATAGGCTGCATCCAGAAAGCCACGACAGTCTGTTTCGGGGCACGCCATTACAAAGGCCTTAGGCGCCTGTGCAACAAACCCAGCGGCGTGGTCAACACCAGGAACCAATGTCCCAGGCTCCGCCATAAAGGCAGTGGCAGCCAAGGCCTCAACGTCAATGGGCAAACCATTGCGTCGCCCATACAGATGAATAACAGGATACATGAGATTCTTGAGCGACGACTGACGAAATAGCGCCTGGCGTGCATTTTGCGTTGCCACGGGATCCTTCAAATCCACGGTCTTCTTGTAGTCTTTTAGCACAGTCCATTGGTTAACAGCCTCAGTGTGAATGCGCTTAGCTGCCATATAAGAGGCAGCAAAGGGTTGCGTTTCCGGCATGCGCGCCAGCTCCATGTCAAACAACACTTGCTCCCGATACACCTTGTAAACTCGTGTGCGCCAGGTAAGCCCGGTATTGTCCAGCACAAAGTCGTCGCTTAGCCCAGTGCGGCAGTGCATACAGGTGGGCGTCAGTGTTATGTTCAGCAAATACTGCTGAAAACAACCTCTACAAGAGGTGCCGCTACACTTGGCACAAACAACAGGTGGCCCGGACTTTTGCTCCGTGCAGATACTGCATGCCATAGAAGCAATTGTTGTCATTGTTCGAGTTTCTTGTATGGACCTATTACACCGTGCCTGAATCAATTTTTTCACACATAACTATAGAGATGCGTCACACACGTAAGCAAGCCAGCAGAAACCGTAAATCAACCCGCAAAAGTGGCGGTGGTCACCGCGTATTTTACGGAAAAATCACTGATAAGGAAGGTCGCACCTTTACGGATGCCGATTTTCTTGGGCGTGGCGACACTGACTGGCAGGAGATTAACACACTTCTAACAAAGCACGTCAACAAACATTTTGCCAGGGAGGACATTATTCAGGAGGGCTTTGGCGGCGACGATGGTTCCGGCACAGTGGTTGTAAAAACAAAGGGGTCCCTTCCCCCTGTGACGTTCACAGCGCCTATTATTCAAAAATTCACTATTAAGTTTGACAGATATGAAAACAACAACAGCTAACGGCGCTTCTTCTTCACAACTGTAATCCAGCCCTCAGCTGCATCAGCTGCCGCGGCCGCTTTAGCCGCTTCAGCAGCCGCCGCAGCCAACGCAAGCTTTTGCTTCTTCATTTCTGCTGCCCATTTCCTGGACGCCTTTGCCTCTGCCTCATACTCCCTATACTCCGCCTCTTTGTTCATCCAATATTCCTTCTCTTCATCATGCGACATACGACGTGCGCGGGGCATTTTTGTTGATGCAAGTCTTTCTTGAGACCTGCACCAAGAAAAAAGTAGCAACAATGTATTCAATTTTTCAAATAAAAACTCAACCCTTAGTATAATAAATGGCCCACCATTACAATGCTACTGTTTACGGTGTTAAGGAATGGGCCGCCCACGAGCTTGAACACATGGGCCGCATAGCCAGCCTTGCAGATGCCGACGTCCAGTACTCATATGCGTTAAGTACCGTGAACGGCATGTTACACTTGCGCCAGGCTATTCAAGAGCTTATTAACCATGCTGACTACGGCATGCACAAGCAGGACCTACAGAAGACCCATGACGCGGTTGTCCGTGCTATTAAGCATTTAATTAAGGATTATGACGTTAATTTGGACACAATCAAGGCCTTCAACACCCGGCACGTCATTAACAGCTACAACTTCTTGAATGGCAATAAGCCCAAGAACAACAACACTAAGAATAATAAACCCAAGAACAATAAGCCCAATAACAATAATAAGCCTAAGAATAACAACACTAAAAACAATAAGCCAAAGAACAATAACAAGCCCAAAAACAACACTAAAAACAACAAACGCAACAACACCAACAAGACCAGAAGACTATTCTAAATTCTTAAACAATACATAAAAGTTAATCTGCACAATGTGCACCTTAACTTTTAACACAAATGCCGACTAAATATCTACTATAGTGGCCCACCCACTTTGTGCTGGTATCCAATCAAACGTATTATTCCATTTTTTAGGCATATAAATTGGGCCATTGCCCTTTACACCAAAGGCCCCAAACCAGCTAAAGGTTGAATTTGCACAGATGCCTCCCTTACATAAATTCATTAGATGCAGCGTTAGCCACGCCCCAGCATCTGCCGGCACAAAAACACATTCACTATGCGTCAACCCATAATTTTCAACATGCACCAGTTCCGGTTGGTCGCTACAAATTAAAAATTTGGAATCATCGGCAAATGTATCGTGGGCCTTAAGTGACAATAAGCAGTTTTTATAATAATTGTCCAGGCCTACATTAAAATCGGACGCCACATAATCGCCGTTTCTAAAATGAACAAAATACATTTTGCTAAAGTCAAACCCCGAAATATCCATTGATGGTTTGGGCGGGCATGGTATACTAAAGGTAGCGCGTGCCCCCGTTGTAAAATAGTTCTCATCTTGAAAATATCCCTCGAGTAATACGGACCCCTGTAAATCTGGTATAGGGGCTGCATGTTCCGCAGACGTTTCAAGGTAACGAGTCCACTTAATCTGACCACGATAAACGCGCAGGTCAGGAAAGACAGCAAATAACACTTCCTGTGTAGAGCGTGAGTTCATATGCTGATTTGGGTCTATATACTCTTCATATAGAATAAATTCCCGTCCTGTCCGCGCCGCGTAGCCCAGTCCCACTAATATCTGGAAAAATCGGTTTCCCAGCCCTCCACACAGCCGCACTGAGACAAAGGAGCTTGAATCATCAAACGTATCTTTTGATACGACTTTTGAGTACGGCACGCTAACCTTTTTTTTCACACCAATGCTACGCCCCCAGGAACTCATTCGATATATAAATAAATAAATTCAAAGCGGTTTAAACCCCTATTGCTCAATCTAACTTAGAACATAATATGTCCGCTGCCGATGCACACGCCAGTTTATCCATCAAAGTCCCTAATACCACCACAGTGATTGAAGACACAGACTCTTCATATGACTGCTTTGACATTGCCGAAATTCCTGCGCTTGAACAAATTGCCAAGAAACATAATTCCAATATTAAATATGTTCATCTTGAACAATTGGAGTCTGAAGGTCAGCGTGTTTTTAACATAATGTTTTTTAGCGCACAAAAAGAACACATTGATGGGGGGGAGCTTACAAGCACGAAGTTGTATTGGGACGACGAAGAGGTTCTTGATACATAATCAGCCCCAACAATCCAAAACAAAAAGCATAGGATTTAAATAATACATCAGTGTATTATTTAAATTAAAATAAATTAAATATGCACTACGAAAATATCATTATTGGTGCCGGCCCCGCTGGCCTTCAATTGGGATACTTTTTTAAGCGTGCCAACATTAATTATGTAATTTTGGAAAAGGCCCCCGCCGCCGCCAGCTTCTTTAGCCAGTTTCCTCATTCAGGCAAGCTTATCTCCATCAATAAGAAATATACCGGCACCACTGACACTGAGTTCAATTTACGCCATGATTGGAACTCATTGTTGTCAGATGAGAAGCATCTTTTCACCGATTATTCAGAAGAATACTATCCTGACCATACCGACCTGGTGCGCTACCTTAATGATTTTGCCACTAAATACGAACTGAATATTGTGTATAATACCACCGTGCTAAAAGTAAAAAAAGGCACCAATAAATATACACTATTTACTCCAGACGCATCAGTAAGTTCATATACATGCAATAAGTTAATTATTGCTACCGGTTTGTCCAAAGCTCGTGTACCCCGTGAAATTATTAATAACACACAGACCCATATTAAACACTATGGCGAGTTTGAAAAGGACTATTTCAAGAAAAAGGAAAATCTGGATAAATACCGCAACAAATCCCTACTTATTATAGGCAACGGCAATGCAGCCTATGAGCTGGGTAATTTATTGAACCCTATTTGCAGCAGCATTGGCATTGCCGGTAAGAACC